TTTTTTTTATATTTATTATATGTTGGTCCGTTAATTTTAATAACTTTTTTAGTTGAAGGATTTATACCTTTATTTTTTAACCATTTTTTACATAATTCTTTATGAATAATTTCTTGAAGAATTTTATTATCAACATTATTAACTAATTTTATTTTATTGGAACATTCTTTTTCAATAATTTTATAAGTTTTTCCATTTTTTTTAATAGTTCTATTAGATAATGGATTAATTAATGGATTTTTTCTCCATTTATCGCAATGAAATTTATCATAAATATTATGCGACTCATATTTCTTATTTAATTCAGAAGGTAAATCCATAATATTAGAACATTTTTTATATAATAATTTAAATGTTGGACCATTATTTTTAATAATATGACCTGATAAAGGATTTGTCAATGGTTTATTTTTCCATTTAGTACATATTGATTTATTATAAGACATATATTTTTTCTATTATATCATTATAAATAAAATAAAATTATTATACAGATAATATGAAAAAATATATATTTATAATAGATTTAGATAATACTATTATAGGTAATTGTACATATCAATTACAATTATATAATAATGTCGAAATAATGAAATCATATAATAGTCCTAAAATAAATATTAAAAAAATATTATCACCACAATATAATGAAAAGGTTAAATTGATAAGACCTTATTTTGTGTATTTTATAAATAAAATGCGAGAATTTTATAAAAACAATGTATCATTTTACATATACACAGCATCTAGTTATAATTGGGCTAATTTTCAAATAAAATTAATAGAAAAAGAAAATAATATAAAATTCAACAGACCTATATTTGCTAGAAACTATTGTATTTTAAATAATAAAAATACAAAAGATAAGACAAATATTTTATATAGTAAATCAATAAATAAGATATTACCTAAAATAAAAAATGCGAAAGACAGTGATATTATTATAATAGATGATTCAGCGGTATATATTAATTATAATGAATATCATATACATTGTAAAGAATATAATTATACATTATTTAATGATACTAAATCATTTATACCTGATTATATGTCAAAGGATTTAATTGATGGTATGTATTGTCCTTATAATCATAGTGATTGTAGTGTAAAAAATAAATTAAAATTATATAAATGGTTATATAAAACATTAGCAAAAATAAATAAACAAAATAATAATTATAAGAATGATAAATTTTGGATAAATTTAGCAAATGCTATAGAAGTGAATAATATATTAGATTATACACCTGATACAATTCAACAATTAATTAAAATAGCAAATAAATATTAATTAGTACAATAATTAACACTATAAGCATAATATATCCAATAAAAAGGTCCAAAGAATAATGCTAATAAAAACCCTGCTGCTTTAGCTCCACCACTACCATTATAACCAAGACATACAATAGATGCTATAAAAGCAGCTAGACCTGCAATAAGCCATATTAAATATAACAATATTAATATCATTATTCTATAATTATTGTGGATAAATATAATCTTTAGTACAATATGTAGATCTAAATATATAATAGAACCAATAGAAGGGTCCAAAGAATATTGATAGTAAAACTCCTGCTACTTTTGAACCAGTTGAACCATTATATGAAAGACAAATTAAAGACATAATAAATCCAATAATTGAACATATTATCCATATAATTAAAAATATAGACCAAAATATAGCTCCTATAATATTACCAGTACTAACTTCTTCAGTATTTTCTGCCATTTAATTATTAAATAAATCTATATTATATAAATAATTTTATTTTTTATAAATTTGGGAATAATAATATACACACATTAAGAAAGCATCGCATAAATCATCTTTTTTCTTCTCTAAATTAATAATATCTAAAATTTTATCATTTTTAAATGTTGTTGTTAATAAATATTTAGAATAGAATATTGAATCAAATTTATTTTGTTTATATTTATCATTCATAATAGTATCAGAATAAATATCCATTAATTTTAATTTATGTTTGGGTGAAACATAAATAGTCTCAATATCTATATTTTGATGATTACCTATAACTTTAAAATATGTATTAATACAAGTTTGAATAGTTCTCATTATTGAAGTCATTTGACATTCAATAAGAATAATCAGTTTAGAATTAATATCAATATCTAATGTATTCATAATATCATCTAAAAACTCAATAGTATTATCAATAATATTTTGAATATTATTTTTATTTGAATTTAAATCTATTTTATTTAAATTCATTATTTTAAATTCATTATTATCACAAACAGAAAAACAATATGCCATATTTTTAATACCTATATCAAAGGATAATAATTGTATCATATAATTATATATAATGAAGGTTTTATTTATATTTAGAAGGGATTTACGAACATATGATAATACTACATTAAATAGAGTTATTAATAAATATCCAAATATTGAAATAATACCTATTTTCATATTTAACAAAAAACAAATAGAAGAAAAGGAAAATAAATATTATTCTAAGAATGCCGTTCAATTTTTATTTGAGTCATTAGAGGAATTATCTTTTATAAATTTCTATTATACAACTAGTGATGATATACCTATAATAGAAGATATTCATAAAAAGAATAAATTTGATATAATTGCTTATAATATTGATTATACTCCATTTGCTAAAAAACGAGATAATGATATTAATAATTGGGCGAAAAAGAATTCGATTGATATAATTGCATTTGAAGATTATACATTACATAAGATAGGTGATATATTAAAAGATAATAATGAACCATATTTAAAATTTACACCATTTTATAAGAAGGGTATTTTAAAAAAACCTGAAACATTATTAATAAATAAGAAATATAATTTTATCAAAAATGTTAATTCAAAAACATTAAAAGATTATGAATATTTAAGACCAAAAGAAAATAAACAAATATTAGTGAATGGAGGAAGGAAAAAAGCATTAGAAATATTAGAAAAATTAAAGAAAGGTATTTTTAATAATTATGATGAAGAACGCGATTATCCATATTTAAATAAAACAACTAAATTAAGTGCATATATTAAATTTGGATGTATTAGTATTAGAGAAATATATTATTCATTACCATTAAATCATGGAATAATTAGAGAGTTATTTTGGCATGATTTCTATGCTATAATTACATATTATTTTCCATATATTTTTCAAAAATCTTTTAATAAGAAATATGAGAATATTAAATGGAATGATAATGAAGAATTATTTAAAAAATGGAAAGATGGTTTAACAGGTTTTCCTTTAATAGATGCTGCTATGAGACAATTAAAAATTTCTGGATGGATGCATAATAGATGTCGTATGGTTGTAGCATCATTTTTAGTTAAAAATTTATTAATAGACTGGCGTAAAGGTGAAGAATATTTCGCAAAATCTCTTGTAGATTATGACCCATCTTCAAATAATGGTGGTTGGCAGTGGTGTGCATCAACTGGAACAGATAGTCAACCATATTTTCGTATATTTTCACCAACTTTACAAATGAAAAAATTTGATAGTAATTGTGAATATATAAAATTATGGATTCCAGAATTAAGAGATGTATCTAATAAAATAATATTAAATTGGGAACAAAAACAATATCCTAATATTAATTATCCTAAACCTATTATCGATACTAAAATCTCTGCAGCTTTATTTATAAAAACATTTAAGGAGATTTAAATCAAATCTTTAAGTGCTTTTATAATATTTGGTAATGTAGTATAGTCGCATTTATTTGGGATAGATGAAGATTTACAATAAGAATTATAGGATTTGAATAAATTTAAAATAAGTTCTTTATCATTTTGAAAGTTCATTTCATTTTTTAAATCATATTTATTAATTATTACTTCTAATTCTTTTATTGATGTATTTTGAGTTATTTTTGAAATAACTTCATAAGGTATATTTTCATATTTTATAAAATTACAATAAATAACATCTCTTAAATTATTATATCTCTCAATATTTATTATCTCTTCTTTTAATTTTTCTTTTGATATATATTCAATATTATTATCATTAAGTATTGTTAATAATTTTTCTTTTGATAATTTATATATATTTCCACATACTATTCCTTTATTATAATAATGTATATTAATAGAATTAATTATATCTTTTTTATTCATTTTTGTATTATCCGTCATTAGTTATTATGACTGTTAAAAAAATAATATCATTTTTTTCTATAAATTAATAATTCATAATTATAACTTCTTTTGTTTTTGCATCTGGATTTTTAGAATTAATAGACCTTTTACATATAATTTCATATATTTTATATTTTTCTCCAAAATTATCTCTAACTAATGAAACATCAGCATTACTTAACATCATCTTTTTATTTTCATCTGTTATTTTATGAATAATTTTAAATAAATTTATATGTTGGTCTATATTAAATCCTTCTTTTGTATATCCAACAAATGATGATTTATTTTCAGGTGCATAAGGTGGGTCAAGATATATAAAATCATCATTTTCAATTGTTTTTAATGATATAGAATAATCACAACATTCAAATATAACATTTTGAATTAATTCATTAATTTCTTCTAAATGATTTTTATTTATAATTTCAGGATTTTTATAATGTCCGTATGGAACATTAAAACCATTTGGACCTATTCTAAATATACCTCTAAAACAAGTTTTATTAAGAAATATAAACATTGCCGAACCTATAATATCATTTTTATCATCATTAGATAATTTATTATAAT